CTGAATCAGCCGCTGATCTGGCTAACGGACAAGCTGCGCATTAGTTACGGGCAGGGCGCGCTGCTGTCCCTCCTGAAGATGATTGTGAAAGTTGGGAGCTCATCCCAACTGGTCAGCCGCGAAGGTGAGGCCTATCCGAAGTTCAAGACTGGAAAGATCAGCCTTAAATGGCCGGCATGGTATGCGCCGACCGCGCAAGATCTATCGACTACTGCTGGCACACTCAAGACAAATACCGATGCGGGCCTGATGTCGAAAGAAAGTGCCGTAACGATCACCGCTGGCTTATACGACATCGAAGATGTCGATGCCGAATTGAAGAAGATTGCGGAAGACCAAGCGAAGCTCGCCGAACAATCCCCGCAGATCAAAGAAAACATTAACGCCTAAACCTATGGGTTTGGGTCATCAGGGCGCCCAGGCGGCGCCTTTTTATTGGAGACAGCCTGATGCTGCGTAAGCGCTACCCCTTACTTGATACCGCTGGTGATCCGCCCGCTGGCAATTCCAGCCCTTCTCCCGCCCCTTCGCCATCACCACAACCGGAAACCTTCAGCAAGGAATACGTGCGCGAACTGCGCCACGAGAACGCTGGTTATCGGTTAAAGGCCCAGGAGGCCGAACGCAAGCTACAGGAAGCGGAAGAGCGGGCCACCAAGGCAGAGAAGGATGCATCCGATAAGGTCACGGCAGCACAGGGCGAAGCTACGGCACGCTTGATTCGCGCCGAAGTAAAGGCTGTCGCCTTGAAGGCTGGTATTGTCGATATCGACGGCTTGGCGCTTGCTGACTTATCGAAAGTCAAGTTCAACGACAAGGGGGAACTGGAGGGTGCTGATGATGCTATCGAAGCACTCAAGAAGGCCAAGCCCTACCTGTTCACCAAGACCACATCTTCAACCACGCAGCCGCCACCGCGTCGGGAAGACAAACCAAAGCATGCGCGCGACATGACCGAAGAAGAATTCGCGGCCGAAATGCGCAAGCTTGGCGTTCGCTAATCCAACCAAAGAGCCGGTAAGGACCGGCATTGCAAGTCCATCGGGGCCGGGCGCCCATGGGACGTCACCCATCAAAGGTAACTACCCATGAGTCTGAATAACCTTCCCAGTTCGTTGCAGTCCGTCATCCAGCAGGGATACCTGGAACGTCGTTTCCGGCAAGCTCTGCGCGCCAAGCTCGGCTTCCGTGCGATTGCTGATCGTGAACCGTTTGCCGCAGGCATTGGCGAAAGCATCACCAAGACCCGCACTGGCCTGCTGCCGGCCATCACTACGCCCCTGTCTCCAGCCGCCAACAGCGACTTCACCTCGGGTCTGACCCCGCAGAACTACGGTGTTGAGCAGTACACGCTCAGTGTCAACCAGTACGCGGCCAACCAGCAGCTCAATGTTGTCACCTCCCGCGTGGCGATCGCCTCGCTGTTCCTGCGCAATGCCGCGACCCTCGGCGAGCAGTCCGCTCGTTCGGTGGACACCCTAGCGCAGCAAACGCTGTTCAACGCCTATTTGGGCGGCAATACGCACGTCCGCGTCACGCTGGGTGCGGCTGGTGCCACCATCCAGGTTGATGACGTACGCGGCTTCACCTCCACATGGAACAGTGAAGGGCAGGTCGTTCCGGTGTCGGGCTCCAACCCGGTAAACGTGACCGTTGGCAGCGATGTGTACTCTCTGACTGGCTACACGATCGACGGTACCAACGTGTCCACGACTCCGGGCGGCATCTCCGGTACGCTGACCTTCTCCACCAATGTCACGGTGGCTGATGGTACGGCTGGCAATCCGGTGGTTTCGGCGGTGGCTCCGTTCGTCATGCGTCCGTCGAACAGCACGAGCAACGTCATGGCATCCACCAGTGCAGGCATTAGCGCCACCAACGACTACAACAGCGGCAAGATCACCATGCAGATGATCTTGAATAGCAAGGCGCAGTTGTCGGCCAATGGCGTGCAGCCAGTCGGTGAGAGCGGCTTCTATCACCTCTATATGGACCCGATCCAGTCGGTGGGCCTGTTCTCGGATCCGGACTTTAAGGAACTGTTCCGCGGCCAGCCCAAGAGTGAGGAATACCGCCGAGGCGTGGTGGCCGAAATCCTTGGCGTGCAGCTGATTGAAACCAATCTGAACCCCGTGCAGAACTTGGCCGGTGTCGGCAATGTTCGGCGCGGCATCCTGTGCGGCGAGGGCGCCCTGGTTGAAGGCGTGTTCACTCGTGAAGGCTATGCGGGCGCGGAGCAGTCGCAGATCGATGACGACATGATCGACATCGTGGATGACATCGCCCATATCACTCGCGAACCGCTGGACGCCCTGAAGCAGGTCGTGACGCAGACTTGGGCTTATATCGGCGGCTTCACTGTGCCGACCGATATCACCACGAGCCCTACCACCATCCCGAGCGCGAGCAATAGCGCCTACAAGCGTGGCGTGCTTCTGGAATCGCTGTAATGGCTCGAAGTGGGAAAAGCTCCATGTCATTGGAGCAAGCGGTAGAGGCAGAGCCGGAGCAATCCGGCTTTGTCCTTGCCCGTAACTTTGGCGTGCAGATCCGGAATAAATCGCACTGGTGGCCTGCCGGACACCGATTCGATCCAGTGAAGGACGCTGAGCTTATTTCCAAGCTGCACCGACTTGGTGCGAAGTTTAAGGCGGACTAACGATGCCTTTCTCGCCGTATACCTTCACCGATCAGCAATTGGTCGATATCCGGCGCTTCTGCGGATATCCGGCATACGGTAGTGGTGCCGTGGTCAATCCGTTGCCGTGGATCATGAAGTACTACGCGGTTCTCGAATACAAGCTCCAGAACTTGGATCAGGCTGAAGGGCAGACGGTCATCACGACCTATCTAGCAAACCTCTACACGCTGGAGAACGCGATTCCTGCAGCGGGCGCTAACCTCGATACCGACACGGCGGGACCGTGGAAACATAATGCGAATGAGCAGCGAGACCGTGAAAGGTTGTTCGATTCATGGCGTCGTCGACTTTGCCAGTTTCTAGGTGTTCCACCAGGACCTGAGTTTGGCGGCTGCAGCGGATCCATGCGGTTGATGTGCTGACATGGACGGACAGACGCTTCAATCCCGTATCTACTACGGGTATAAGCAAGCTGCCGCCCATATCGGGCTGTCGTTTAGCCAATACCGACCAACTACCGCGACAAATGCTCTGGCCAGTGGCAATCTCATTCAGTCGATCAAAGCCAGCTTCACCGTCCGCGATCCGGCGTGGCAGAAGGCAAGCGATTACGGCAAGGCGACGTGGTATTGCTATGCCGATGGCTCGCAGTTACAGCGCGGCGACTATCTAACCGGTAACGGATTCACGTACTTCATCAGCCAGATGGAGCCGTTGCTGCCCATTACGGCAGTCTTGTGCAACCGCACAGTTAATGTCTTTCGTCCACAGCAGACCACGGGCGTAGGTGCGCAGCCTTATGGCGGTAATACCGCCTCGAATCAAACGGAGATCGTGACGGCCTTTCCTGGCTCGATCCTCGTTTCCAGCAAGGCCGAAAAGTCGCCCGTAAACCTACCTGGCGATGTCCGCTCGGGCTGGTGGACGATGCTACTTCCACCCATTCCTGGCGGTGTCCTGATCGAAGACCACGATGTTGTCACTGATGACATCAATAACCGCTACGTGATTTCCACAGCCGAGCTTTCCGAACTCGGCTGGCGTATCGAGATGATGGAGGCAGAAACCTAATGGCTGACGTCTCCGATGTGCTGTCTGCGATCGTCAACACGATTGCCGCGGCGATTTATCCGAACGGAACCGGCCAGGCATCGGCGACGGGTTTGCCTGCTGCCATTTATCCCGGCTGGCCCCAAAGCTCGCAGCTAGACGCAGACATGGCCGGCTTCACGAATGGGATGGGCGGCAAGATCCATGTGACCGTCTTCCCATTGGGTCGGGAGAAGAACACCACGCGTTACCCGAAGGCGTTTGCGGTGTCATCCACGACGGCACCGACGCTGACTATGACGGTCTCCGGTCAAACGGTCACGGTAGGCGGGGTCGTATCGACACCTCAGAACGTCGCCATCATTGCATCCAATCAGGCTTACACCTATGCGGTGCAGTCCGGCGACACGCCGAACACCATTGCAGCCGCCTTGGCGGCGCAGATTTCCGGGGCAACAGTAAGTGGTGCCGTGATCACACTTCCAAGCACGTATCGCATCTCAGCGGCACGCGCAGGCTGCTCCGGATCGATGGCTGCCATGACCAAGCAGCAGCAGAGAGCGATCCAGATAACGGTGTGGGCCGATACGCCGGCTCACCGTGATGCCACGGCGCCATTCATCGATTCAGCACTATCAAACATCGATTTCCTGACCTTCCCGGATGGGACGTCAGGACGCCTAATTTACGAATCATCGCCCTTCGACGACATGACGCAGAAGGCGAACGTGTATCGCCGCGATCTCATCTACACCGTGGATTGGACGACGCTCGTGGCGGCATCTGCCACGGAAGTCATCGTTGCCGAACAGGTCAATCACCTCACCCATGCCGATGGTTCGACGGCCACCCTTTCGACTACCTATCAGTGAGCGGGCCATGAAACTTGTCGTTGTTGAACCCTTCCACGATTACAAGCGCGGCGACGTGATTACGGCTGACGATTCCGTAGAAGCCGTGCTCAATGAGCATCCGCGTCACATCGTCGTAACGCCTGACGATCCTGAGCCGATTTCCGACTCATTCGCCGAATAAACCCCGTCCCATCGTTTACCCCGACCCGCCGAAAGGCGGGTTTTTTATTTCCGGAGACCCGCCATGACGCAGATCACCCAGGCCGGACAGCTCAACGCCACTGCTCTGGTGGTGCCCGACCTTTACATAAACATTCTCCCGCCGCAGGTTGCCGCCCTCAATGGCGTACCCACCAATGTGCTTGGTGTCGTCGGCACGGCCCAATGGGGTCCAGTGAACGCACCAACCATCGTTGGTAACGCAGCACAGTACGCGCAGAATTTTGGTGCCATCCAGAACCGCAAATACGACATGGGTACGGCGGTTGCCGCAGCCCTGCTTCAGGGCGCCAATAACTTCCGCTGTGTTCGTGTCACGGACGGCACCGATGTGGCCGCTACGGGTCAGCTCAAAGACACGACTACGCCTACCGCCGTGACGGGCCTGACGCTGACTGCCAAGTACACCGGCACGCTTGGCAATTCGTTGCAGGCGACCGTTTCTGCGGGCTCGGCGGCGAGCACCTACAAGATCGTGCTGGCACTCCCGGGTCAGGTGCCGGAGGTGTTCGATAACATCGCTGGCAGCGGCGCGACGTTCTGGGCCAATGCCGTCTCGGCGATCAACAACGGTAATGGTCCTCTCCGCGGTCCTTCGCAGCTTTGTACGGCCACCGTAGGTACTGCGACCGCATCGCCAGCACTTGCCACCGTCACCCTGGCCAGCGGCACGGATGGCGCCACGACGATCACCGGTTCAGTGCTTGTCGGTACGGATGGCGCCACCACTGCCCGCAAAGGCATGTATGCGCTGCGTGGCACGGGCGCTTCCGTTGCCGTTCTGGCGGACTGCGACGACTCCACGACATGGACCACGCAGGTTTCTTACGGCTTGTCCGAGGGGACCTACATGATCGCCGTGGGACCAGCTGGTCAATCAGTTACGGCCGCGGCGACCGCAAAATCCACCGCGGGCATCGACAGCTACGCCATCAAAATTCTGCTGGGCGATTGGGTCTATTGGAATGACACTGTCAACCAGTTGACGCGCCTGATCTCGCCGCAGGGTTTCGTAGCCGGCTTGCTCGCCAATCTGGCCCCGCAGAATTCCGGACTCAACAAACAGGTCTATGGTGTCGTCGGCACGCAGACGAGTTACCAGAACCTCACCTATTCGTCTGCAGACCTCCAGGCGTTGGTGCAGGCTGGCATCGATGTGATCTGCAACCCAATCCCGGCCGGCGCTCAGTTCGGCGTACGCATTGGTCACAACTCCAGCTCGAACGCTGCGATCCAGGGCGACAACTACACCCGCATGACGAACTATCTGGCTGCCACGCTGGCATCCGGCATGGGCGTCTACGTGGGCAAGCTGCAGTCCACACAGCCCAACGATCCGTGGCGACGGAGTGTTAAGGCGACGGAGGACAACTTCTTGCAGAACATGCAAGATGAAGACCAAATTGACAGCTTCAGCGTGCAGTGCGATCTCAACAACAACACGCCTTCGCGTATCGCCTTGGGCTACGGTCAGGCGGATGTCACGGTGAAATACCTATCCGTGGTTGAAAAGCTGATCGTCAACATGCAAGGCGGTCAAAACGTCTCCGTCGCTCGCGTCAGCACTGTCCCGGCCTAACCAACCCGTCATTTCCTCATCGAGCCCGCCTAGTGCGGGCTTTCTTTTTGGAGAACCGCAATGCCCTTCAATTCGTTTTCAATCGGTAAGGACGTCACCATTGACGTCATGACGCCGAACGGGTTGCTGCCGCTCCCTGTGACGGTGACGCAGTTTGACATGAAGCCGCAGTACAACCGCATCAAATCGATCGCCCTGGATGGCGTGAACCGCGAGGCAGCACTGCCGACTGGCTGGGACGGCACGATCACTCTGGACCGCCAAGATGGTGCTATCGACGACTTCTTCGCGCAATACGAGGCTGGCTATTACGCTGGTCAGAACATCCTGTGGTCGCAGATCACCGAGACAATCAACGAGGCGGACGGTAGCGTGAGCCAATACCGCTACACGAACGCCTCGCTGCGATTCGAGGACGCCGGCAGCAAAAAAGGTGACGACAAGATTAGCCAGACCATTGGCGTCTTCGCCTCCAAGCGTCTGAAGGTGGCGTGATGAGTGATCGGACCGCATCGGAAGAATTGGTAGCTCAGGCAAGGAGCGAATTTGATGTCACGGATAGCGCCGGTCGATCAATCAAATTGCGTAAGCCTGGTGTATTGGCTCAATATCGATTGGTCGAAGCGCTTGGCGATGCCGCTCAGAACACGGTCTACATGTCCATGGTGCTGCCGCTGATCTATGTGGCAAGTATCGACGGCAACCCTGTGCGCACACAGAACAAGGTGCAGATTGAGGCTTTGATCCAGCAGCTTGACGAACACGGCATCAAGGCTGTTATGGAGGGCGTACAGGAGAATTTCGGATCGCCTGACCCGGAAGCCGATAAGGCGGCGCTAAAAAACTCGTAAAGGCCACGCCGATTAGGGAATGCCTGTTCCTGGTAAGGAACGGCGTTCCCTTTGACGTGGCCTTTGCACTGGACGATGTGACGCGGGGAGCCTACTCGATCATCTTCAGCGAGTTCGAGGGGGCTAAATTCAACTGGCAAACGATGCGATTTGACGATCCGACATGACGCAGCAATTCAATTCACTTGCTGCGTTTGCCTCCCATCTCATGAAGCTGGAAGTCACGGAAGCTATCGCCCTGCATCATGGACTTGAGGTAGTTGCCGCTCGCGTCGAAAAGGACGCGAAGGATGAAATAGGCCATTACCAGCAGGCTGCGGGCGCATTTCCGGCGTGGCAACAACTGGCCGATTCCACCGAAAAGGAAAAGGCTAGGCTTGGATATCCGCAAGATGCCCCATTGCTACGTACTGGAAATCTACGTGACTCAATTAGCCATGAGGTTGGCGCATTAGAGGCCGTTGTGGGCAGTCCGGATGAAGTACTTGTCTACCAGGAAATAGGAACACAACACATTCCGCCGCGACCCGTACTTGGTCCGGCGCTGTATCACAACCAGAAGATGGTGCAGAAAGTGCTTGGAGCCGCGCTGGCGAGTGGCTTACTTGGCCATCAAAAGATCAAGCCTAATCTCGGTTACGACTACGAGATTGATTAGAAAGCTTGACGAAGGATCGACCAGGCCAGTACGCAAAGGGCGGCAAGGAGTGAGCCAGCCACGATCAACCCAAATACAGAAAGCATCGCCAGAAAGATGCGTGTACTGAGCGGCATCCGATGACGCCAGAACGACGCATGGCGCCCTTGAGTCGAAACAACGCGCTGCTCCGGGTATTGCACCCATTCAACGCGGTCAGCCATCCATTCCTGCATTCGAGCGTATCGAGATAACCGCATGTTTGAAGCCTATGCTATTGGGGTACGGATTAGCCTCATCAACCATGCGAGTGCGGGCTTGCTGGTTCTTTCGCGCGCTTTCCTCAATACGGAAAAGGATGCTGCGGCACTGCAAAAACGCATGGCTTCGATTCAAAGCCTAGCACTGAAGGGGGGGGCTCTGCTCGGCGCTGGGGCGGCGGGACTATCTGCCATCGGAAAGATGGTGAAGCCGGCATCGGAATATGCCCATCAGCTCCAGTTGATGAATACAGCGGGCATGAAACACCTGGAAATCGTTCAGGCCACCCAGGCCGCATGGAGCGCAGCTAAAGGCATGCCGACCGCTACCGCCGCCGAAAACTTGGCCGCGATTCGCGAACTGCGAATGGTTTTTGGTAGCACTGGCGAGGCCATCCAGTACATGCCGACCGTCCAGAAGATGCAGGCGGTCCTGAGTAATCTACTAGGCTCCAACGCAGGCGATCAGGCGTATACGGTCGCCAAGGCCTTAGAAATGAAGGGCGCCGTGGCGAATCCGCAGCTCTTTGCGGCCCAGGCGGATGCCATTACCAAAGCCATGGTAGCTTCGGGCGGCAAGGTGACGGCCTCGGATTTCTTGAGCGCATTTAAGTATGGACGCGCTGCCACTACCGGCTGGAATGACGAGTTCGCCTACACCATCTTGCCGACCCTTATCCAGGAAATGAAGTCGAGTGGGGGCAGTGGCGGCTCCGGTGGCCCCGGTAATGCCCTGATGTCGATGTATTCAGCTGTGGTGGGCGGGACGATACCTCAGAAATCGCTCAAGGTATGGGAAAAGCTTGGGCTGCTAGATCCGAGCAAGATCGTCTGGACGAAGACGCATTCCGCCAAGGGCGTGGAACCTGGCGGCATTCTTGGGTCTGGTGAGTTCCAGGAAAACCCTTTCGCATGGACTCAGGACGTCCTGCTTCCCGCCCTGAAAAAGGCGGGTTACACCACGCCAGAGAAGCAGAAAGAAGCCCTGCAATACCTTTTTCCAAACCGCACAGCCGGCTTCATGGCCACGCAGATGGTAGAGCAGCCATGGAAATTCAAGCGTGACCAAGTACTGATTGGGCAAGCGGGTGGCATCAACGCCTACAACCAGCTACTCAAGACCGATCCGGAAATGGCAGAGCAGGCATTGCAGTCACAGTGGAAGAACCTGCAGGCGCAACTCGCTTTCACAATCTTGCCGCAGCTCATTTCTGCATTTACATGGTTGACTGGCATGTTGACCGACTTGACGAATTGGTCGCGTAAGCATGCTACCGCTACGAAAGTCTTGATGTGGGCTTTCATCGGACTTTCCGGAGCTATGACTATCGGCGGATCCGTCATGTTGCTTACGGCGGCATTTCGTGGTCTCGGACTGGCTCTCGCATTTCAGACAGTGGGTGGATATGCGGGCCTATTGCGCATGGCCAAGGGATTGACCGCCTTTAGTAAGGCCATGCTGCTTAGTAATGCTGGCGGTCTTGCTGGAATTGCCAAAACAACAGGAGCGCTCCGGACATTTGGCGCGACCCTTGGATGGCTTGGTGGCGTCGCCATTGCGGCTTATGCCGGCATGAAAATCGGCCAAGCTGCAAGCAATGCTCTGGACAAGTCTGCCTCCAAAGATGCTGGCGAAAAGACATTTGGCTCCTACCTTTTTGATCGCTACCACCCATTCAATCCTGCCACCGGTAAGCGCGAATGGTCTCCGTGGCAAGGCATGTGGGCGACGGGTGAAAGCATCTCAGCTAACAATGCGCTTGAGCAGAACTATCACCGCGTCTATTCCAGGGATCAGCATCGTTGGCTATCGCCGCAAGAGGCACAAGCCATCCAGGTTCATACCACTATCAATGTAGATGGTCAGGCCATCGCCACGGCTGTCACAGATCACCAGGTTAAGCAGGCAACGCGTCCACAAACCGGCATGTCCGCATTTGACAGTTCCATGTTTCCCACAGCTGTTGGCTTGAACTACGGTCACTAACCATGCCTCAAGTCCAGTTGACCCTTGGCGATATCACCTTCGCAAATCTTGAGGTGCCCGAAAGCCTGAATTGGGGCGGTGATCAGTCGACAGTTATCCAGAAACTCATCGGCGGTTCGCGCGTCATTGATGCGATGGGTCGTGATGATGACGCCATCCAATGGACAGGCTGGTTCCTTGGCGCATCAGCCGTAGATCGAGCCCAGTACGTCAACACGCAGCGGATTCTTGGACAGTCTTTATCGCTGACGATGGGGCCACTGAATTTCACTGTCGTGATTCGCAGTTTCAAGGCGTCCTACGAATTCCAGTTCCGTATTCGATACAGCATCACTTGCGAAGTGGTGCAGGACAACACGACGCCTACGGTTCTTGGCTCCGTTCCTGGCATTGATGATCAGATGAATGCCGACATGAACACGGCGACAGGACTGGGCTCATTGATTGGCGATAGTACGCTTACGGGCTTACTCGGCACGGTCAATACAGCTATATCCGGGATATCAACGTTCGCCAATGCAGCGCAGTCGACCATTAGCAGCGTTTTGCAGCCCATTGCAGCCGTGCAGTCACGCGTAAAGACGCTTCTGGCCTCAGCGATCAACACGACCACGAACATTACGGCGTTGGGTGGAGTGCTTCCGTATTCGCCAGTAGCTCAGGCCGCGGCAACCCTGAGTGGGCAAGTGGCAGCATTCGAGTCGCAGCCTTCCTTGTTAAGTCTCCAAGGTGTCATGGGGCGTATGGCTGCGAACCTAAATAGCGTGCGCAGCAACGCAACGACGGTGACAACCGCTGGGGGAAATCTTCAAACGATCGCCGCCAAGCAATATGGCGATGCGACAAGCTGGACGGGCATTGCCAAGGCCAATGGCCTGATCGATCCAGTCGTAAATGGCGTTCAGACGCTTACTGTACCTGTGCAGCCTGATAATGCGGGTGGTGTCCTTGGCGGCTAACACACAGTCAGTTCAGATCGTCTCCAGCGGTCGCCGACCCAGGGGTTTGGTGAAGGTAAACGGCCAGGTCGTGCAGGGATGGACGCAGTTTGACGTGACAAACACAGCGTACCGCGAGGCCAGTACGTTTCGCGTTTGCTTTGCTCTGTCATCGCTAAAGGCGCCTTACGACGAAGCCTGGTTCGCTAGTCAAACCACCATGGGGATTGAGCTTTTTGCTGGATTTCCGATTGATCCGCAGAACTATGGATCTTCAGAACTCCAAAGCCTCATTCTCGGCAATGTCGATAGTGTCGATTACGACCCATCTGGCCGTACGCTTGAACTTTCAGGCCGCGATTACACATCACTACTGATCGATGCAAAGACAGCCGAGAAGTGGCAGAACCAGACAGCCAGCGATATAGCGACGACACTGGCAGAGCGCCATGGATTGACGCCAGTAGTCACAGCCACGACGGATAAACTTGGCCGCTTCTACCAGATCGATCACGTCAACACGACGGCCGCTCAGACCGAATGGGACTTTCTTTGCTGGATTGCGCACCAGACACAATATGTTGTCTACGTGAAAGGCAATGAATTGCATTTTGAGCCGTCGCCTGACCCGGCCAAGGCTCCTCGGTATCCGATTACATGGCATCCGGCCACATCGAGTTCATCGTTCAAATCCAACGCAAAACGGTTGCGTTTCTCCCGCACGTTGACGGTTGGCAAGACGATCACGGTCACGGTTCGTTCCTGGAACCAGAAGCAGGCAAAGGGTTTCACGGCAACGTATCCGACGAACCATGCCAAGGGCATACGTCCAGGCATGGCGACGGAACCTGCGCAGGTCTACAGCTACGTTATCGGCAATCTGACGCAGGAGCAGGCGATTCAGCGAGCCCAGGCGATCTACAACGAAATCATCAAAAACGAGATGCGACTGACAGCGGAGTTTCCCGCAGACAACATCCTCGATATCACCCATGTCATTCCTGTAAGTGGTACGGGAACATCCTTCGATCAAACGTATTTCCCCGAAACCATCAAGCGCAGCATGAGCTTCGAAGGCGGCTACACCATGGGCGTCACTGCCCGCAATCATTCCAATGACGTGGAGCCTGCGATATGAGCATGGCGCGTCTAATGAATGCCACGGCTCAGCGCGCGGCAATGAGTAGCCAGCAGCGTCAATCCGTTCGCATTGGCCAGATTTCGGGCTATGACCCCAATAGCTATAGCGTCAAAGTCATGTTTCCGCCTGATGAGACGGAGACCGGATGGATACCGTTGAAAACGATTGCCTCGGGCAACGGGTGGGGTGTCTTTGCGGGACCGAATATTGGCGATCAAATACAGGTCGAATTCCAAGAATCAAATGGCGACGCAGGCAGCGCAGGACTTCGCCTGTTCGACAATGAACATCCGCCCGTGGCCGTTCCATCGGGAGAGTTATGGATCGTGCATGCCAGCGGCCAGTCGTTCAAGCTCACCAATGATGGCAAGTTTTCCTTCAGTGATGGACATGGAGCAACGATTTCCGGGGATGGCGCTGGAAACCTGAATTATCAGGCGACAAAGCACACATTCACCGGGCAAGTGTGGATGAATAGTCATCGCGTCGATGACACACATACTCATAGCGGCGTGCAGACAGGCGGCGGAACCTCCGGACCGGTCAATACATGAGCTTACTAAACGATATCTTCCAGTACTGGGGTAATGATCTCAGTGCCGCAGCCAATGGCGACCTCCTGCCGGCGTCGGCAATCGATCGAAGCAATCAGCGAGTACTTAGACGTCTCCTGACAAATCCAGGCGATTACATCTGGCATCCAGACTATGGTGCTGGGCTGCCTCAGTTTGTTGGTTCCAATGCGTCATCAGATGAAATAGCGGCTGTCATCCGTGGACAAATGCTGATGGAGGATTCCGTAGCCGAAAATCCGGCCCTCGTGATCTCCATCACCCAAAACGGCAGCACCTTTACTGCGCATATCACCTATACCGAGGCATCGACCGGCCAGCCGGCAATTCTGACCGTACCCGTAGGGCAATAAGCCATGGCAAATCTTTCGCAGAAGGACTTCAACACGCTCGTTAGCGATTTCGCAACGGCGGTGCAGGGTGCGGCGTCTACGCTTCTTGACTTTACTGTTGGATCAATCCTTCTAGCTCTTGGTGAGGCCGTCAGTTCTGTGACGGTTTGGCTGGAAGGATTGATTCTGATTTTGTTGCAGACGACGCGACTTTCGACCTCATCGAACGGTGACGTTGACACGTTCGTCAATGATTTTGGATATGAGCGACTTCAAGCTGTCGAAGCGGATGGATCAGTTACTTTTGCCCGCTTCACGTCCACCATGCAGGCGCAGATCCCTATCGGATCGATCGTGCAGACGGCAGATGGAACGCAATCCTATAGCGTCATAGCCGATACCACGCAGAGCGCCTATAGCTCAGCGCTGAATGCCTATGTCATTCCAGCTGGGACGTCGAGCATTTCCGCCACAGTGCAAGCGGTTAATGCTGGCACGCAGGGTAATGTAGGTTCCAATACCATAACGGTCATTACGGGGTCCATTCCCTATGTTGACACGGTAACGAACGCCGCTGCTTTTACGTCGGGCCAAAATGCACAGACGGATGCTCAGGTTCGGACAGGTTTCATCGCATATCTAGCCAGCCTAGCCAAGGCCACCGCCGCCGCCATCGTCAATGCTGTGCAGGGTCTTCAGGTAGGTGCTACCTGTGTCATAACCCAGTTTTATGCCTATAACGGCACCTATCAGCCTGGTTATTTCTATTCCGTGGTGGATGACGGTTCCGGTGCGCCGCCCTCTGGTTTCATCTCGAATGCCTCCAATGCGATAGACGCCACCCGCGCCTGCGGCATCCAGTTCAACGTATTCGGGCCGGTGACTGTCACGGCCAATGTAGTGATGACCATCACCGCAGCGAGCGGATACGTCCTGTCTACGCTGGAATCGCAGGTTCAATCAGCCATTCAAAGTTATATCGGGTCGCTTGCCCTTGGACAGACCTGTGAATGGTCAAAGCTTGCCGCGATCGCATATGGAGTTTCTGGCGTAGCAAATGTCACAGCATGGACGCTGAATGGCGGATCATCGGACCTCGTCCCAACCTCTCAGCAGCGCATTATTGCTGGCACGGTAACGGTGAACTGACGTGGCGACAGGCGATAAGCAAGATATATTTGCACGCCTAAAAGGCGCGATGCCCGTTCGTTGGTTTGGAACAACAGCGGATAGCACTCCAATCCTTGATGCCATACTTACAGGGATTGCAGCCGTTCTTAGTTGGCTATATTCGCTTTATGCATACGCCAAGCTGCAAACACGCATCGCCACGGCGACCGATGGCTGGCTTGATCTCATTGCCGCTGACTTCTTTGGGTCGAATTTGCCACGGCAGGCTGGTGAATCAGATGGATCTTATCGGTCCCGCATCCGTTCGGAGCTTATTCAAGAAAAGGCAACACGCAGTGCGATCATCCAAGCCGTTACAGCATTAACGGGTCGTGCGCCAAAAATATTTGAGCCATTTCGAACGGCTGATACGGGCGCCTATAACAGCGCACAAAGTCTTTCATGGAATACCGCGGGAGGTTGGGGCTCTACCCAACTCCCGGCTCAGTACTTCATCACTTGTTATCGCCCTCACGCCGCAAACGGACTAGCCAATGTGATGGGCTGGGGAGTGTCGGTTGGTGCGTGGAACACAGGAAGCCAGATCAATTATGCGACACTTTCCAATTGGGATGCCAATGTACCCGATAGCGCCATCTACGACTGCGTAGCAAAAACTACAGCTGCAGGCATAGTCGCCTGGACTCAGATTCAGAACTAACGAAGTAGCTAAACACCACTTTCGCGACAAGCCGGCCATGCGCCGGCTTTTTTATTGCCTGGAGTAACCATGCGCCGTCAAACCGTATACCCCGGATCAATTCCGGAAGACACCGATTTCCTTAATGCCAACAAGAACGCCATGATAGGACTTGGACGCCTGTGCAATGCATTGCTTGGCACAGGAGGTCTTGTTTTTGGACTCGGGGTAACGCCGACTTCGCCGGCAAGCCTGTCTGTTAATGTTGCAAATGGTGAGCTGTACCAGCTTCAAAACGTAGATAACACAGCATATGGCTCACTATCAGCTGACACCACTAATACAATCGTTAAGCAGGGCATTCTACTAGCTTCGAACGCACCTGCTGTACTTTCTTGCCCAGCCCCTGCGACGGCGGGATTTTCGATCAACTACCTGATCGAAGCGACCTTCGCAGAAGTAGACGGCGGCAATACAGTACTTCCGTATTACAACGCAGCCAATCCATCTCAGCCCTACGCAGGTCCGAACAATACTGGCGCTGCAAATTCTACTTATCGTGATGGTGCTATCACGATTCAAGCTAAGGCAGGTGTAGCAGCGACTACTGGAACGCAGGTAACACCAGCAGTTGATTCAGGCTATGTACCTCTTGCTGTTGTGACGGTTGCAAATGGACAAAACACGATCACGGCAGTCAATATCACCGCCATTACGACCAATGTTCTTCCAGCCTCATTGCTGCAGGCTATACAGAATAATCAACTCAACTATGCCAAAGATACAGGTATCGCCAACGCTAGTGTCGTCACGCTTGCGCCTGCTCCTGCATCACTTGTCGATGGCATGGTTGTTGAATTTCAAGTTGCCGCTGCAAACACCGGTGCTGCCACGCTCAATTTGAATGGCCTGGGTGCAAAACCCATTCTAGGTGCCGCGCATTCAGCACTACAGGGTGGCGAGCTTGTCGCGAATGGAACTGCTGAAGTCCGTTATCACGCAGGACTGTCTTCGTGGGTTTTACTTGGATCTACCGGTGGTTCCCAACAAGTCGCACCGGCCACGGCATCCAATCAGGTGCCGCAGCTTTCCCAAGTACTTGGAAAACAGCAGCTCCTAACATCCAGTGGATCGTTTACTGTTCCGACAGGTGTTACGACACTGTACTGCACTGCCGCGGGTGGCGGCGGTGGCGGTGGCGGC